ATTACACGATTTTTATAAAGAACAAAAGAAACATGCTTTTTCTGACGATTCATTTCCAAACAAATTGGATATGCATCAGAAACAATAGACTCAAGAATGCTCATTATAAACTCCTTAAACGCGCTTGGCAAGATTCGAACCTGCGACCTGATGCTTAGAAGGCATCTGCTCTATCCAACTGAGCTACAAGCGCAACGCCTTACTCAACCAAAGTTAGTTTTGGTGCTGCCACAGATTTATCTGGAATAATCAATCCACTACCAAAGTTTTCATTATAATTATTTGCCAATTCTGGTTGTGGTGTCAAGACAAAAACCACACGCTCCTTACTGATTGTAACTCCTGTTTGATCTACAGTAGTATAAGGCATCCAAGGTGCTAATGCAAGTTCTCCTTTACCAACTGGAACAATAATTGCTGGATTTTTAATTGAATATACATTTTCAATTAATTCTACCTTTGCGACTATTTGTTCTCCGCTTACCAGTCCTATTAGTTGTACATTGCTCATTTTTTGTATTTCCTTTCTTTTTACCAAAAATAGCATCCCAATTCTTTGAATATTGTTCCCAATCTACGGGTCTATATGTATCACCTTTTCCTGCAGAATGTTTACCGCCCATCTTTATCCTCTTTTAAATCATAATAATAATTATCATCTTCTCCTTCAATAATCCATCTATCGCTTGTTCCTTCGCATCTAAAACTTTTATCATCAACTTTATAATCTGGATTTTGTGGAAATGGTTTTGTAACAAAAGACATATGTTTCCAATATATTCTATTATTTGGCTGTAAAGCGTAACAACCATTATCCAATTCAATCATATGTAAACATTTGTATTGTGTTGGTTCATCACTATATGAATTATCATACCAATCAAATGTCATCATATAATTACCCCAAAGTTCTTTTTTATCTTTTAAAATTATTTTTGTTCTTGCACCTTTTAAATAATCATAAACAATATTTGTACAATTTATAGAAAAACAATCCCATAATTGTAAATAATCTAATTGAATATTTGGAGCATTTTCTTTATGACATAGCATATGAATTGGAACTCTACTTCTAACCAACCCATCATCAGTCATTATATGAAAAAGTAACGCCCTATCTGGATTAGATTGTGCTCCAAATACAGTAACTTTTACAAGTTCACCAACATGGGTTTTGTGTTGATACATTTGTTCTTTTCTCATGTAACAATAAAAATGTGGAACATTAATATTTAACATACAAAGCCATCTATCGGATTCGAACCGATGACCTGTACTTTACAAAAGTACTGCACTACCACTGTGCTAAGATGGCAACTCCCGAAACTGGGATCGAACCAGTGACATCAAAGTTAACAGCTTTGCGCTCTACCTGCTGAGCTATTCGGGAAAAAATTCCTTTGCTTGGACTCGAACCAAGAAAAGAAGAACCAAAATCTTCTGTGATACCATTTCACCACAAAGGAATCAAATACTTTCCTTATCACCAGAGAAAGTAATTTCATGTAAATCACTACCATCGCTAAACATCAAAGTATCTTGAATATAAGCAGACATCATAGCAAAACTTGTAAAATTTTGCAATTCATTTTTATGAATTACTTTAAATTCTCCAACCTTCTTAAGAACATCACACTTATTTATGATGAGTTCAGTGCATCCAGAAAGTTGAATAGACTTCTTCAACTTATCAAGATTCAACCAATTCACTAATCGTTTACGACCCGTAGTAGAACCAAATTCTTGACCCTCCTCAATAATTCGATTCAGTACGGGATCATTCCACAATGTTTCAGGAAAAAGTGGATCTTTACCACTCTTTGTATCATATGCTTTTGCAACACCGATCAATCTACGAATTTTTTTTGGTGAAAATCCAAGAGAGCACGAAGCATACGGCATCGTTGTACTACTAGTAACGAATGGATAATCACCATGATCAATATCAAGCCATACACTTTGTGCTCCTTCGCAAAGAATTTTTCCTTCTAACTTACCATCCCACAACCATTCTGAGATAAAGTATTCCTTTGCTCTCCTGCCTCTACGCAACATCTTATCTGAATAGCAAGGAGCAATTCCTTGAGAAGTTGTTCCCAAGTGACCAAGATTCTTCTTATCCCATTCTATATGTTCTTCAGTAATAATATGTGCGTTTGGATGAATCTTGATAAGAGAAGTATCAAATCCTGCTGCACGAAGTCCACGAATCTCTTCAAAGAATTTATCCGTGTTGATTACACATCCCGGTCCAATTACACACTTCTTTCCAGCAAAGATACCGGATGGAATAATATGAGTTTTGAATTTTTGTCCATTTACATAAACAGTGTGACCAGCATTTGGTCCACCGTTCCAACGACAAACATAATCATATTTTGGAGCAAGAGCATTAGAAATCTTTCCCTTGCCTTCATCGCCCCATGCTAAACCATAGATTACATCTACATAATCAATCATTTAAACCCAACTCCTCATCAAGTTGTGCGAGTCTATCCATTGCTGCTCGGGATTCTTCCATCTGCTTAAGTTTTATCTTATTAGCGATTTGCATCAGTCGTTCGCCTTCTGGAAGAAAGTGACCATCAATCATATAATCATTCTGTGCAAGATATATCAGAAAGGTATGATCATTCAGTTCATTATAAGGGTTATCAACCATTTGTATCCTCCAATAAAGTGCCCCCTGTAGGGATCGAACCTACGACCTATTGATTAAAAGTCAACTGCTCTACCAACTGAGCTAAGAGGGCATAAAAGACGGTTTTGGTTGTATCCGGTAACTACTGCCTTACGGGCATTCGTTACTTTCGTATCAGGAACCGTAAACCAACCAGTGAAACGGTTTTGTAGTCGAGAGACTGCAGCGGTTTTCCGTAAACCATTTCTGTCTCGCTCGGATCTGCTTTCGGTGCATACCGACAAACCTTATTTAATAATATACTATAAACAATAAAAGTAATTTTAATGTAACCACATAATATTATTATCAAAGTGCTTCATAGTGTGTTTCCTTTATTATTTTCTCCAACTCGTATAGTATACGACTTTTATCGGACTCCACAAGAAAAAATGTCAAGTTTTGTAAGATTTTTTTGAGGAGTCAAATGCAAATATTCAAATTTTATTTTTCTTGAAATATGTTATTTAACTGACGATTAACACGAATAAAAGTTGTACATTTCGGCAAATCCTTAAGTCTTGCCGCGCCGACATATGTGCAAGCAGAACGAACACCACCAAGAATTTGTTGTATAATATTTGAAACTGGTCCAGTCTTTTTAACAAATACCTTCTTACCTTCTGCTGCACGATAGGTAGCAACACCACCAGAATGCTTTTCCATTGCAGTAGCAGAAGACATACCATAAAACTCTTTACCGTTCTCCGTTTCTTCTCCTGCTGCTTCATCTGTTCCTGCAAACATACCACCAATCATAACAAAGTCTGCACCTGCTCCAAATGCCTTGGCTACATCTCCTGGACATGTACAACCACCATCAGACAAAACATAACCACCAAGACCATGTGCTGCATCTGCACACTCCATGATGCAAGAGAGTTGTGGATAACCAACACCCGCCACTTTACGAGTTGTGCAAACTGAACCCGGACCAATTCCTGCCTTAATAATGTTTGCACCAGCAAGAATTAATGCTTCTGTCATTTCACGAGTAACAACATTACCTGCAATGATAACATGATTTGGAAATAAACCACGAATTGTTTTAACATAATTTACAAATTTTTCTGTATATCCATTTGCAACATCAAGACAAATAAAACGAATATGTTTATGTGTATTTAATATCTTTTCTGCTTTTTGAATTTCTGTTAATGTGGAACAATCACTACCCATGCCCATAGTGTAAATAATACCACAATAAGGATTTGAATATTGACGAAGCCAACCACTTACATTTTTATCCCAATCTTCATCTGAGTAGTATTTGTGTATTGCACACATTGCATCATATTCCGAAAGAGATGATGCCATTTCAAATGTTCCAACCGTATCCATATTTGCTGCAACGATTGGTACACCAGACCAAACAAAATCACCAGCCGGTAATTTAAATTTAAATGTGCGTCGAACTTCTACTTTGCTTCGACTGGCCAGATTGCTACGCTTTGGGCGAATTAGAACATCAGCAAAATCAAGTTTTACATCATCTTCAATCTTCACTTTAGTTTCCTTTCACTTTTCTTCTATTCGTTCATCCAAATTCATTGGAAGAATATTTCGAAGTTGTTTCATTAATTTAGCCAGATCTTTTGAACTCATTTTATCTTTTAGGTATTTTTCGTATCCTATCACACATGATTCTGCTACATCGATTAAATCTTGAACCCATGTGTCTCTGTGTTCCATCTATGCTCCATCTTCTTGTTGGTGCGATTCATAATTATCACCATAATTTATGGAGTCAATCACTTCTCTTGTATCTATTTCATTTAATATTTCAGTGAGAAGATTTCTGATCGAAAGTATTTCATGATAATTATAACCATCAACAATTTCATCCACATCAAAATTAAAAAAGGAAGCAAGATATTTTTTACTATCAGGATCTTTAAAAAGTTGAATAGTTGGACTCGAACCATCACTAAAACGAATGTTTTGAATTACAAAAATATTATTCATAATCATTTTCCTCTTCAAATTTTTTATTCAAAAGTCCTTCAATTAATTTTTCTATAACATTCATAAATTCATCATGCATACTTAATCCACCAACCGATTCAACTGTTTCTAATTGCATTATTGCAGTAACAACACCCGACATATCTATTGATTGTGTGATATTTAAATCAAGATAACCATACTCCAACAATTTACTAGGAGAATTTGCTTTTGCAAGAACAATGTTGGATTTAGTTATTGGATTGTGTCCCAATAAAACATAATTTCCATCTTTTAAATAATCTATTGTGTATTGACTTTGTATCATTTGATTTTATTATAATTTAAAAACAATTCCTCTCCAACAAGAATTGTTTTTGATGCTCTAAATAAAGCAGTTTGTTCTTCCCAATTTATTTCAACAGAAACATTTTCATCGTCAGAGTGATTATATAAAGAACCATAACCAAGTGGAATATAAGCAACAAATCCATGCTCTTTACAATCTTTACAATTACAAGAAATATTTAACCAAATATATTGTTTAATAACAGGATCACTTTGATATTTTACACGCCAGCCTAATTGTAAAAGTGGACAGATTTCTATAATTTCATCAACTAAAATATCTTTACTTGCAAAAACTCCCTGATTGTGTAATTTAGACTCTTTAATTTCTATTTTAGTTGGAGTTACTACTTCTCCTCTGTTATTCCGTTTTGTTTTTACAATTTTTTGTTGAATTGGTTTTTCAGTGTCAGCAGGTTTGACATCAGGAACAACTGGATTATTTTTTAAATAAGTTTCAAAGTCTATATCACTAACAGATTCAGACATAATAATCTCCTTTATTTCGTTTCAGGTATTTTAACACCCTTTCCATGTTTTGCAAGTGCATCTGATAACATTTTCATTCTTTTTCCAATGCTGTTATTTGGATTTTCTCTATAATCATCTGCATTCAAATATTCTTTACTTGCTCCTGCAAAATCCCCTTTGCGAATTAATGCTAATGCTTTTGGAGATTTTCTTATCATACCACGAAAATGTTCCGATGCAAGGTGTGTTCTTAATTCTGGGTGCATACTATCAAACATTTCGTGTCCTAACATGTCTCTAACTTCATCGTGTTTTTGTGTTGCATGATGTGTTAGTAGATCATGACCTTGAGCACGAGTTAGTTCCATATTACCTGATGCTACTTTTTGTCTCCATTCTTTTGATTGATATGGAAACACTTTTTCTAGTGTTCCTATAAAAGAGCCATCAATTAAAGCACCATGTCCAACTGTTGGAAGACCTTTACTATCTTTATATCTTCTTGGAACCCACCTTTCCATTTCTTTTAGATGGGGAATTAACATGTCATTAACAACACTTACTGGTTTTTTTTCTGTTGTTTCAGTTTCGGTTTGTTTTGTTTTTGGTTCTTTTTCTTTTTCTACTGAAACTGTTTTTTTTATTTGTGTTGACTTTGGTTTTAATTTATTTACAATTGCACTTCCACCTGCACCCAAACCAGTTGCAACAGATAATGCTGCAAGAGTATTCATTGTTTTTGGTCCGAACATATTAAAACTTTTTTTTTCACTTAAAAATAAAAGAACATTTGTTAAAAATTGTTCATTTGCTTGAACTTGTTCTTCAGAAGGCTCTTCAGGTTGTTCTTCTGATTCTTGTTCCATTTGTTGCTGTGCTTGCATATTTTGAATAAGTTGCAATCTCATCATAAAATCTTCCATACTTGTTGTAGGAATTCTTTTTAAGATTACTTTCTTAGAATCTCTGGAATATGATGTTGGGAAAAGAGTAGAACCTGCAACACTACTTCCTGGTGTCATAGCAACTGTTGAACCAGAACCGTCTTGAATATCCTCTAAAAGAGCATTTTTATACTCTTTTTGTTCTTCTTTTAATATTTTTATTATATCCATAATAGAATTTTATTATCCTTGGCACAGTATGTATACAAGTCAAAGGTTTTATAAATAATCTAAAAGGAAGGTATACCCATGTCAAATACAAATAATATTGATCAATTGATTGAATCTTTAAAAACAGAAAATGAAGCACTAATTTTAGTAATTGAAGAATTAGTTGCTCGTTTGGATGAGAAATTAGATCCAGTAGGTGAGGAAGATTCAGATGTAAATAATGACGGTAAAGTTGATGGTACTGATAAGTATCTCCTAAACCGTAGAAAAGCAATCGGTAAGGCAATTTCGAAAAAAAAAGTAAATGAAGATGTTGAAACTTTAGTTGGTATCAAAGTACCAAAGAGATCAACCAGAAAGCACATGGTTCAAGTTGCTAAGGCAATTGCAAACCTTCGTCCAGAGGAAAGAAGAGCAGAACACGATAAGGCTGCTGCTTATTTTAGAAAATCAAATGCAAACTTCAATCCAGAAAGATTTAGAAAAGCATCAGAAGTAAGTACAGGCATGCACTCTGATGATTATCAAAAAGAATCAGTAGAGCAAATTGATGAGCTCAGTAAAGCAACAAAGGACGCATATGTTGCAAAGCGTGGCTCACAACTAATTTCAATGATGCGTGGTCCTGAAAAGAATTACGCTAATTACTCTGCTCTTACTGGTAAACAACAAGCAAATGCAGTTAAGGGTATCAAAAGAGCACTGGGTGTAAAGGAAGAAA